CCGATCATGCTCGACAAGCTCCGGGAAACGATCGGCACGTGGCTCGCCGTGCAGCTCGCGCCGTACATCGTGAAGCCGCCCGAGCCGGCCGCGGAAGCCGATCCCAAGCCCTACGTCGACCCAGAGAAGGCCGACCTGATGGTCCAGGTGAAGGAACAGGCGGCTTCGATCCACGAACTCGAGGAGAAGGTGAACGCGCTCGAGTCGGAGCGGAACCAGCTCAACGCGGAGAACGGCGAGCTGACCGCCCAGCGCGACCGCTCCACCGTCGCCAACCTCGAACTCTCGAAAGAGATCGTCGAACTCAGGGCCGAGTCGAAGCGGAAGGACGCGCGGATCAAGCTCCTTGACGAGAAGGTCCGCGACGCCTGGCAGCACGCCCATGCCGCCTACAACGCCCTCGAAGACGTTCGGTCTCCGGGCTGACGACGAACCAGCCTCGCGGGCCGACACCAACTCGCGTATCGGGTTGCGAAGCAAACAGACCGGCCCGCGAGGCTTTGAAGCAGGCTCCTGAAGCGATCGCGCCGTCTGCGGGTCGAATCGAAGGCGGCGCGGTCGTCTGCTCTTTCCCAATCCAACGCCATGGCGAGGCACCGACTCATGCCCGACGTCGAACCGCTCGAGGAACGCGTGAGCCCCTCCCCGGCGATCTCGGACCCGACCGTGCCGCGTCCGCCGGTGGACCCGCCGCCGACGCCTCCGGTCCCTCCGCCTCCCGCGCCCGAGCCGAGCCCGGGTCCGTACCCCGGCGACGATCCGCCGATCGTGTATCCGCCGCCGCCGGACGGCGGGCCCGTGGGGCCTGCGTGATGCGAATCCAGGAGAATTCGAGCATGTACATCGTCTGCGCCGAAGCGTCGTCCCGCGAAGACCGACTGAACCCCAGTATCAACGTCGCGACGCACGGCAGCGAGGGAAGAGAGGTTCAGGTGTGGACGAAGCAGGCGGCCCATCAGTTCGCGAATAACCTCGCCGAACTCGGCATCCTGCCGGAACGCGTCGCTCCCCGCCGAGACGAGGCCGTCAGCGAACTCAAGGCGCAAATCAAGAAATACGAGAAGCGGCACGACGAAGATCAAACCTACATCTCGCACCTTGAGGCCATCATCGGGAGGCTGCTCTCTTGGGAGTCACGCTGAACGCCAACGGGAACTGGTATTTCTGACCGTGGGGCCTGCGTGATGGACGAAAGCGGAGTCTGCGTCTTCAAGCCCGGCGCGGCGATCGTGGTCGGAGGCGACATCGAAGCGACGATCATGGCCGTCCGCATCGGCCTGGGGTCGGGGATCATGTATCTCGTCGCCTGGTGGGAATCCCGCACTCGCCACGAGATCTGGGTCACGCCGCAAGAGGTGAGCGAGCGGGCGAGGCCGGACGACGTCCTGCCGGTCGGATTCAGGGGGCCAGCGTGATGCTGCTCGATGCTATCTTCGGACTCTCTATCCTCGCCGGCATTCTGGCGATCTGGTTCGTTTCGGTGGCCTTGTTCGTCTCGTGGCTCGACAGGCACGACGAACGCGCCCGCGAGAGGCGACTGAAGATGGAACTGTCCACGTCCAATGGGACGCTCGAGCCCGCCTGGGACGAGGAAGACGAGAAGAACTGGACGGTGGACGACGGTGGAGAAGATGGCTGACAACCTGACCCTAAAACAAGAGAGGTTCGCCCAGAAGTACGTGGAACTGGGCAACGCCAGCGAGGCGTACCGCCAGGTCTACGACGTTTCTGCGATGAAGCCGGAGACCGTCAATCGGACCGCCAAGGAACTGTTTGACAACCACAAGATTACCGCAAGGATCGAAGAGCTTCAGGCGCTCGCCCTTAAGCGACACCAAGTCACCGTCGACAGGGTGGTAGCCGAGTACGCCAAGCTCGCCTTCCTCGACGTCCGCAAGGTCTTCACCGACGACGGCGACGTCAAGCCGATCCACGAGATCGACGACGACACGGCGGCTGCAATCGCGGGAATCGACGTCGAGGCGGTCTTCGAGGGAAGCGGCAAGGATCGAGAGCGGGTCGGGACGCTGAAGAAGATCAAGCTCGCCGACAAGAAGGCCGCATTGGACAGCCTCGGCAAATACCTCGGCATGTTCGTAGAGAAGACGGAGATTACCGGGAAGAATGGCGGCCCCGTCGAACTCACAGACGCCAAGGCTGCTCTCCTTCGCGGAATTGTTCCGGACGCTGCCGGCGAATGAGCAGGTCCGCCGCGTCAACGCGCTGACCGACGCCGAGGCCGAGGCCCTGGTCTACGACTGGGGCTGGCACGCCCGTCCCAAGCAGGTCCCGCCCGATGGGGATTGGCGGTACTGGCTGATCATCGCCGGGCGGGGCTTCGGCAAGACGCGGACTGGCGCCGAGTTGGTCCGCGAGTGGATCAAGAGCCACGCCTACGTGAACCTGATCGGGGCCACTAGCGACGATGCACGCGACATCATGATCGAGGGGGAGAGCGGTATCCTCGCCATCTGCCCGGACCGAGAGCGGCCGCGCTACCTGGCCCACAAGCGCCAGCTCGTCTGGCCGAACGGGGCCAAGAGCCTGATCTTCACCGCCGACGAGCCGGAACGGTTGCGGGGCAAGCAGCACGCGAAGCTGTGGGCCGACGAGGTTGCGGCCTGGCGGTATCCCGAGTCCTGGGACCAGGCCAAGTTCGGGCTCCGCCTCGGCGACAACCCGCAGGCCGTGCTGACGACAACGCCCAAGCCGACGAAGCTCATCAAGGAGCTGATCGCCGACGAAGGCACCCACGTCACGACCGGGACGACCTACGAGAACAGGGGCAACCTCGCCGGGGCGTTCCTGGACGCCATCGTCAAGAAGTACGAGGGGACGCGGCTCGGACGGCAGGAGCTGAACGCGGAGATCCTCGCCGACAACCCCGGCGCCCTCTGGAAGCGAGACCAGATCGAGGAAGGACGGGTCGGCAAGGCCCCGGACATGAAACGCGTCGTCGTCGCCGTCGACCCCGCCGTCACGAACAACCCCGACTCCGACGAGACGGGCATCGTCGTCGCCGGCCTGGGGGCGGACGGCAAGGGCTACGTGCTCGCCGACCTCTCGATGCGAGGGACGCCCGAGGAGTGGGCGCGGGCGGCGGTCCGGGCCTACCGGGACTTCAAGGCCGATCGCATCCTCGCGGAGGCCAACAACGGCGGCCAGATGGTCGAGGCCGTGGTCCGGACGGCGGACCGGGCCGTCTCTTACAAGGGCGTCCACGCGAGCCGGGGCAAGATCACCCGGGCCGAGCCGGTCAGCGCCCTCTACGAGCAGGGCCGATGCCATCACGTCGGATGCTTCCCGGTCCTCGAAGACCAGATGTGCGACTACGACCCGAAGACCTCGAAGTTCTCGCCGGACCGGATGGACGCCCTCGTGTGGGCGTTCACCGACCTCATGATCGCCGGGCCCGGTACGGCGACGTCCAGTCCGTGGAGGATGTGACCGACTGATGGCCGACGCCCCCAACGAGTCCGGGAACGACGTCTCCGCGAAGTCCCACGCGGTTTGCTGCATGCAGCCGACGTGGGAACTCGTCTCCGACCTCATGGACGGCACGCGCGCCATGCGCGAGGCCGGCGTGCGCCATCTGCCGATGTGGCCGGGCGAGGACGCGCTCTCCTACGCATGCCGCCTCCGGACCGCCACGCTGTTCCCCGCCTATCAGCGGACGGTGTCGATCCTCACCGGCAAGCCGTTCTCGAAGCCGATCACGATCGGCGACGACGTGCCTGCGCACATCAAGCCCTGGTTGGACGACGTCGACCAGGAGGGCCGCAACCTGAACGCGTTCGCGGCCGAGGTGTGCGCCGAGGCCCTGGCCTACGGGCTGTGCGGCATCCTGGTCGACTGCCCGCCTTCCGCCGGCGCCAAGACCGTCGAGGACGAGAAGAGGGCCGGCGTGCGGCCCTACTTCGTCCACGTCAAGCACGACGCGATCCTGGGGTGGCGCGCGGAGAAGCAGGGCTCCAGCATGGCGCTCACGCAACTCCGGCTGA